TGCGCAGTAATCCGAACAACCACATCTGGGACTGCGAGTGCATGCAATTCGCGCGCGCGCTGATGGCGGGCCTCTTACCGTTTGACGTGTCGGCCTATGATGAGCCAGCGCCCGAACCGACCCCCGCCGAATCTAAGCAACTCGAACGCAAAACCAAAAAGGATCTGCAAGTCGACGACCGGCAGCTGATGATGGTGGTCGATGACTAGCCTGGCTGCGCAGCTCTCAAAGACCTTTTCCAAACCACTCAACCTCTAAACAGATGTCCTATTTATCACTCATAATCGCACTGATTACAATCGAATCGAACGGCAATAATGACGCAATCGGCGATAGCGGCGCGGCGTTTGGGTGTCTCCAGATGCACGCTGCCTACGTCCAAGACGCTGCGGAATACGCTGGCAAGGATTGGGTGCATGAGGATGCCTTCGACCGTGATACTGCCATTCAGATCTTTGCAGCCTACATGGCTCGCTATGCAACCGAAGACCGTCTGGGCAGACCACCCACTGCCGAAGACATCGCGCGCATTCATAATGGAGGACCCAATGGCTACAAAACATTTGCGACTGATAGATACTGGCAACGGGCACGGACCGCAATGCGCTGACGAATAATCACCGATCTACACACGCTCACGCATACCAATCCGCCCGGCAGCGCGCGGGCTATTTGACACGGTCACGAAGTCGTATGCGTGTTAATTATCTGATCACCAAAGTTTTTATTCGGCAGGCCCTGCTCGACGGCGCCGGCGACCTGGTCACGGATGCCGAGCTCGCGCTGGATGCCTTGCAGGCTTTGCAGCTCGGCAACTACACCACCGGCACCGACTCCGACACCACGCTGATCGCGACTTCCGAAGCCGGCAAGACCTTCCAATTCCAAGTCACGCCAGGCTTATCGCGGCTCCAGATCATGGGCTACTGCGAAGAGGCGATGGCGCGCATCGAGCTGTGGATCGATAAGAATGCGGCCCGCACCGTACCGCTCTCAGCTGCCGCGCTAGTGCCGGCGATCTATGCTGGTCTTTTGACTAAGCGCACCCGCACCCGTCCGTCTTTCTGCTAATCCCATGACTACTATCCTCGACTCTTTCGGCAATCCCGCAGCACTTCCTCCGCGCGTTTCAGCGTCGATCCGTGGCTGGTCTCCTGGTGGCTATAACGCCGCCGCATGGTCGCCCGACCGTGCCCGCATTACCAACGCCGCGACCGATTCCTCGCGCGATATTACTCCCTTCACCCGTGGCCAGATCGACCGCATCGCGCGCTACTTGTGCAAAAACAACGGCATGATCAAGGGCCTCAAGCTCGACTTTGTAAAGTACGTCATCGGCCCTGGCATCTTCCCTTATGCAGACTCGGGCGACGAGGGCTGGGACGAAGCCGCCGACGAGTGGTTTATGGATTGGGCCGACATCTGCGACATCAGCGGCCGCATGTCCTTCTGGGATATGCAACGCGCGCGCGAGTCGAACCGCTTCGAGTCTGGCGATGTGTTTACCATCTTAACGCAAAAACCTTCAGGCTACCCACAGCTCAAACTGGTGCGCCCACATAACGTCCGCAGCGATGGCGAGGATGGTTATAACGACGGCATCAAGGTCGACCGCCACGGCGCCACTCAGCGGATCAAGTTTCTCCAGCCTGACGGCACCTATCGCACTTTGCCTGCGCGCTCGGTCGATCACTCGATGATGATGGAAGCCGGCGACGAGGTGCGCCAAGTCTCGGCCCTGCACGCCGCGATCGAGCACTGCCAAGACAGCGCCGAGATCCTCGGCTTTGAGAAGCTAGCGATCAAGGACCACAGCCGCGTGTCGCGCATCATCAAAAAGGACTACAACGGCTACGAAGACGAAGACGACGGCAGCGATGTCGAAGCCCAGCTCGAAGCCGTGGCCTCAGGCTCGCCGCGCGATATGTCATCGGTGCCTTACGAGAGAGTCGTCGGCGGCGAGATTATCCGCCTCAACGTGGGCGAGGATATGAGCAGCTTCGCGAGCGATCGCCCTGGCACCGCGTTTGCAGGTTTCCTCGAGCTGCTCGGCCGCGAAGTTACCGCCTCGACTGGCTGGCGCTACGAGTTCAGCTGGAACCCGACCGGCATCCCCGGCACCGCGATCCGCCAGATCCTCGATTCTATTTCGCGCACCGCGCTACTGCGCCAGACCTGCGAGATCCGCAGCACGCACCGCCTGCGCAACTATGCGATCGCCAACGCCATCGAGCGCGGCGAACTCGACGCGCACCCGAACTGGTACCGCGCCGACTACATCCCTGGCGCCCCCGATCCGTCGATCGACAAAGGCCGCGACGGCAAGCTCGAGATGGCCCAAGTCGAAGCCGGCCTGCTCAGCCGTAAAGAGTTTCACGGTCGCCGCGGCAAGAGCTGGCGCCGCGTCGAAGCGCAAATCCTTAAAGAGACCGAGCGCACTAATGCCGCTGGCCTCGATCCAGATGGCACTATTGTCGCTGTCGATAACACAGACGCTAAGACGAAGGTCGATGCGTACGGTATCGGCGTCCGGGCTGGTGTGATCACTCCACAAGAAGACGACGGCGGTGCACGTCGCCCAGTCACTATCCAAGCAGGAGAAGACTTAGAAGCCGAAGGCAAACCCGCCGAATAAAACTTTATGCCAAACTATCCCCACATCCTCGCACGCCTGCGCCGCACCGTTTGGGCTTCTACTCCTGAGACGGTCGACGCCGTCGGCGCGCTGCTCGATGCGGCGATGTCTGGCCACCTCGGCTCCGACTTCAGCCCGCCACCTGCTGGCACCGCGTTGCCAGCGATGAGCGCCCAGGCGGCGGCAATGTTTGGCGAGAGCAGCGCCGCGGCGGCGCCTTACCATATCCACGGCAGCACGGCGGTGATCCCCGTGTTTGGCGTGGTCGGCAAGCACCTCTCCTCGATGGAAATCTTTTGCGGCGGCCTCGATGTCGATGCGCTGTGTAGCGTAGTCGATGCCGCAGTGGCCGACGAATCGGTCGAGCAGGCGGTGCTGTGGTTCAACTCGCCAGGCGGCGTCGTTACCGGGGTGCCCGAAGCGGCGCGGCGGATCGCGGCTGCTAACAAGATCAAGAAGCTCTACGCCTACACCGACGGCATGTGCTGCTCGGCCGCTTACTGGCTGGCCGCACAGTGCGAGCATATCTTTGCCGCGCCCTCGAGCGATGTCGGCAGCATAGGCGTCTACCTCAGCTGGATCGACCAAACCGAGGCCGCCACCGAGCAGGGCCTCAAGCTCGAACTGATCAAAGCCGGCGACTTTAAGGCGATGGGCCACCCGCTCCAGCACCTCAGCGACGACGAGCGCAACATGCTACAAGCCGAGGTCGACGAGATTTGGTCCATGTTTAAAGCCGCCTGCACCGCGACGCGCACCCTCGAGGATAGCTCCATGCAGGGGCAGACTTTTAGCTATGCCGCGCAGCTCAGCACCGGTCTAGTCGATGCCCATGTCGATAGCATCGGCGAACTACTCGCCGATCTCGCCGCTGCGAGTTGACACCCTCCCGAACCTAGAAACCCAACCCAAACAAAAAATGCCCAAATTCATTTCCAACGAACGCCTCGCTTACTTAACGAGTCTCGAAGCCGCTGCGCAAAACATCGCCGGTACTGATATCAATCTCGAAGACTGCGCCGACGCAGCTGCGCTCGAGGCCATGCTCGCCACTGAGCAGCCCGACCTGCAAGCGATCGGCGATTCTGCCTGCGACACTTTGTTTGCCGATGCTGGCATCGAACGCGGCGAAGACGAGAGTCACGAAGCGGCGCTGGCCAATCACCTGGCTGAGTCTGCGCTGGCCCAATCGTCTCTTACCGAACTCACCGCCAGCATCAATGCGGCGGGCTTAAAGCTGCCAGTCGCCTCGGCTGATACAGCGCTCACGCCAGAATTTATCACCAGCTACATCTCCGAGCAACTCGAGACGATGATCAGCAATAAGTCGATCGCTACGGTCGCCGCTGCGGGTGCCACTTCTGAAGAGACACCAGAGACATCCGAGACCGACAGCACACCACAAACTTCCAGCGAAATCGCGGCGCACTACGGCACTCTGTCCGGCAGCGCACGCACTGAGTATTTCGCCGCTAATAAAGCCGCCATCATGGCCGAGCTCATCAGCTAACATTCTCCCGCCGCTCGCGGCATTTCACACACCCAAAAACCACCTCACAAACATGGCTAATACATATCCAGCAGCAACTCTCGCTGATATCATCATGTCGTCGGAAATGCTTGCGCTTCAAAACAAGCACCTTCCATTCGACAAATTCTGCACCGATTTCTCCAACGAAGCTGTCGCAGTTTCTCCAAACGGAACCGGCGCACGCTCCACGATTCAAGTCGACCTCGTCGGCTCTGGCTCGACCGTTCAAACAAACCCGACTAACTATGAGTCAGGCGATGCCACCGTTACAGCTGTTTCGGTAGCGATGAACGAGTACAGCTCCGCATTCCACATCACTGCTGCCGAGCGCAACAATGGCCGCAAGCTCGAGAAGCTTCTCGGCGCTAACATGCACGGCCTACTTGACAAGCTCGACTCTGTCGCTTCGACATTGTTCACCGTCGCCAACTTTGGCGCAGTGGTGCTCGATAAAGATCCGACCACTGTCACCGCAGCCGACATCAAAACACTGATTGCAGCCTCTGGCAAATACAACCAGCGTAACCTGATCACGGACGCCGTGTTCTGGGCGCAGTTTGCCGCGACTAGCGACAAAAACAGCCTCGGCGTAATGGACGGAGCCTACGGCCTCGACTCCATGAGCTATGCGACTGACTGGTCCAACGCTGGCACAAACGTCAACGGCATCATCGCCGACACCACAGCCCTGGCTTGTGCGACACGTTTGCCGCTCAACGACGACGCAGTGCGCGAAGTGATCGACATCGCGTTGATCGAACTGCCAAACGGCATGACAGCACAGATCGCTCAGTGGGTATCCACAGCGAGCCGCGCGACTTGGAACTCCATCGACATCGTCGCTGGCTTCCAAGTAGGCGATGCGACCGCAGGTGGCATCATCGAAGACGGCACAGCGTAAGCTGTCCGCTAAGTTTCAGCACCGGCGGGTCGATCCCGCCGGTGCTTTTCCTTAACCTTAACTTTTATTATATATGGCAAATCCTTATCATCTAGTCGTTGCCCGTAAAGGCAGCAACGTGGCAGTCGTTTACTGCGGCCCCTCCGAAGTCGAGGCGATGGCCGCTGCCATCAAAGTCACCACCGACAAGGCCAGCGAGGTCGATGTGTTCCTGCATCCCGCGCCGAGCAAAATCGTGCAGCCCAAGCCTGCGCCGCAGGCCAAGCCTGTCGCCAAGAAGGCCAGCCCTAAAAAGGCCAGCAAAGCCGCCGCAGAAGAGCCCACCGTAGCCCCACCCGTGGATATCTTAGACGGTAAATAATTTAGCCCACTGCTAATATCCAAACCCTAAACGAGCCCCGCACCGCACCTCCCGCGTGCGGGGTTCACTTTTTTATAATATGACGATTAAAGCCACCATTCTCAACCAGATGATCGTCGCCTCTAAACAGCGCGAAGCGATGGACGGCGAGACGATCACCTTCCCCGGTGCAGTCGGTGCAAAGGTCGGTATTTTCTCGGCGCTCGAGGAGCCGTTCTACACCGAAGAGGCGGGCACCCGTCCGCGCGAGCAGCTCCAGGCGACGCTGCGCATCGATCAATTCCTCGCCAACCCTGCACTGTTTGATCCCGCGGTCGACTACCGCAGCACCTTACCCGCGCGCACCGTCAAAGTGCTGCTGCGCGGCCGCACCTGGCGCATCGAAGGCATACCCACTACCAGCCACATCAGCTGGCAATTTACCCTCACCGAAGCGCACCCGCGACCATAGCACATGTCCGCCACCAGCACGCTCGATGATCGCCAGTTCCGCGCCAGCATCGCCGAACTTTCCAAGATCAGCGGTAAGACATATGTCGATACGTTTAAACTAGCCGGCGCCGGGCCGATTATCAAGATCCTCGCCAAAGATAAGGCCGCAAAGCCAGCGGCGGTGGCTGCGATTAAGCGCTCAGTCACCCGCCATGCGATGAATTCTTTTACCGGCTCGGTTGGTCAGATCATGAGCAGTAAGGATGGCAAGATGTGGTTCCGCTCTGCGTATAGCGTAAAGAAGCGGCTGGTCTTTGCTAGTGGTCCCTCGCGCGGCTGGCACCTGGGCGATCGCGAGTGGTCCGACTTTCAAGTAACAAAGAAGGAGCGCACTAAATATATCAGCGCCGAGGTGGCGCGCCGCAAGGTACGCGCTGGTATGTTGCGCATGAGCTTTATGCAGATTGCTGATTCGATGGGCATCAACCTCGCCAAAGTCAGCGGTGGAGTGATTGGTGGCGCCACTAAAGCGCGCACCGTGCCGATGCCGGGCAGACTGGGGCAGGGCAGCACCACAGTGAGCGGCGCGCAGTTTAGCATGGTGATGATGAATAATGCCAAGGCTGTACGCAAAGGCCCGCACATTGGTGCCGGTAAGTTTCAGCCTGGCTACTGGCAGGGCGCACTGCAAATCGCCATCAACCGCCGCGGCACTGCGATCAGCAACGATATGCGCCGCGGCGTGTTTAAAGACATAAAGACCCGCGCCCAGCGTTACCCTGGACTATTCGTGCAGCCTTAGCCCGTAGCGCTGTTTGACATCGCCGCGAGTGCATGCCTGCGCCTGCCAACAAATACGAGCTGTTCAACTTTGAGGACCCGATCTGCGATGCGGTCCGCACCCTGATCGGCGCCGATGCGATCTTGCAACGCGAGAGCACTGGCCTAAACGATATCAGCATCGTGATCCGCTTTACCGGTGGCAGCGCTAACGGCCACGTCACCACCGCGCACGATGGCGTCAAACTGTACGACGCATTCGTCGGCGGCAACTTACAGATCGAAGTGGCCCGCGAGCGCGAAGACTTAGAGACGGTCGCCGAACTCGAGCCGACCGACACCATCTCGCAAGACCCGCTGACGATGATCGTCGGCCAGATCCGCTACGCGCTGCGCCATGCCAAGACCACCCCGAGCGATCATCTACCGATCAACGACGAGCTGGTCTGCCCGAAGATCACCTACATGCTGCCCGCGCCGACGGTGAGTGCGCACGAGGCCGAGTATCACCGCGACTATATGGTGCTCAGCTGGTCGGTCGATTACCACATACCCGCCGACATCTGGCCGCGCGTCATTACCAGTAACGGCAGCTACGTCATTACCACCGACGGCAGCTGGGTGACTACCGAGTAAGCCCCACTTTAAGTCGGCGCGCGGGCCATCAATCAATCATGTTGACGAGCTTTAGACACTCTCGCGCGCGCGCCGACTCCCTTTAACTCTAGCCACCGCGGCGTGAGTTGACACCTCCCAAGAATCAAACCTCACATCGTAACTCCTAAATCTAATGACTACATTTAAAACAGACGGCACATTCCCCACCGGCAGCGTCGACATCACTATCCTCGAATCGAGCGAGGTCTATACAGCGAACAACTTCTCATGGTCGCAAGACACGGTCTCTGACCTAACGCGCAACCACGCCGACGGCCTGCCGAAAGGCTTCGAGGTAAAGCCTGGCTTTACCAATGGCACCCTCGACTTGCAGCTGGCCGACTCCGATCAAGCGCTACCGCTGATCAATAACACATTTACCATCGGTGCCCTCGGCTACGCGCTCACATCGCGCGGCTTAGCCAAGGAGCAAAACGGCGAGTGGAAGCTATCAGCCGGACTGCGCTTACTGTCTAACCCATTGATCACCGAGCCGATCGCCGCTGTCGCGCTGACTCAATCCGTCGCCATGACTGCCATTAACAGTGCCGCTGTCGGCCCTGAGTCTGGCCTTACTTATACGTGGTCGGCGAGCAGCCTGCCGAGTGGCACTTCGATCGATTCTAGCACTGGCGTAATCAGTGGCACACCCGACACCGTCGAAACCACCACCGCTAAGATCTTTGCCAGCTCGACCAATTCCGACGGCAACACCATCAAAGGCGTGCGCTACATCCCGTTTACCGTTACCGCATAAGCGTCTCGCCAGGCTCCACGGCCTGTACTTTTTCTGACCGAGCTGGTCTGTTCTAATACATAAGGGGGAGCCCGCCCAAACCTGGGCGGGCTTCTTTTTTTATCGCACCTTTACGCATGACCGAATCCGAGATAGCCAACATCGAGCGCCACCGCGACGAAGCATTTATCGAGTGCCCGCGCCCGTTATGGATAAAGCCTGGCTGGTTCGGCCCGTCGGTCGGTCCGCCAGTGGTGCCGCTATCGTGGATTCGCTACCACCAGCTATGCGGCGAGCAGCACCGCGTGCTACTGCCAAACCCAGGCTCGATTCCGCGCATCGAGTTACTGCGCACACTGTGGGTGCTGAGCCCAGGCTTTAGTCATTCGCGGCTTGCTTGGCGGCTGTATCGGCTCAGGCACTACTGCTGCGCGTTGTTTAAGCGCCGGCAGTTGCAGCATGCTCTGCGGCTGTATATCATCGACGCTTTCCTCGAGTCAGGCGCCAGCAACCGCAGCAGCAGCGGCGCTGCGGCCGATACCAGCTTTCCAGCCGCGCATCTACTGGGCGGCATCATTGGCTGCTTTGCCAAGCTGTACAGCTGGAGCCGGCGCGATATCTTAGAGATGCCGATTGCGCAGAGCTACCAGCTGCTCAACGCATTCAGTGGCCAAGGCAATGCCGCCGCCGGCCAGCCCGCTTTTAACGCCGTCGAAGACCGCAAAAATGGCGACCGCCTGCGCGCTAAGCGTGCCGCCGCCCAACAATCAACCGCCGCCACCGCCAACCCATGAGCCTCGGACCTGCACTAATCTGGAAGATGGGGGGCGATACCTCCCAATTTAACACCGCAATCAAAGGCGCCAGCTCGCGCACGACTGAGTTTAAGTCGTTACTTAAAAGCCTCGGCCCAGCCTTTTCGATTGGGCTCCTTATCGGTGGCTTGCAACGGCTCACCACTGAAATCAGCAACACTGGCAAGACCGCGCGCAAGCTCGGGGTCGGCGTCGAACTATTGCAGGAGATGCGCTTTGCCGCCGAGCTTACTGGCGTGGCACAGAGTGCGCTCGATATGGGCCTGCAACGTTTTACCCGCCGCCTCGCCGAAGCCGCGCAGGGTGGGGGAGAGCTCAAAGGCGTACTCGAGCAGTACAACATCCAGCTGCGCAATGCCGACGGCACCACCCGCTCCAACGTCGAAGTGCTGGGCGATCTGGCCGAGGTAATTAAGAACACCCAAAACCCCGCCGAGCAGCTGCGCATCGCCTTTAAAGCGTTCGACTCCGAAGGCGCGGCACTGGTCAACACTTTGCGCGGCGGTAAAGAAGGGCTCGACGCATTTCGCGAGGCGGCGCGTAAAGCTGGCGCGGTGATTGCTGAGGAGACAGTCAATCAATTTGAAATTTTCGACGATCAAATCACTACCGTGAAAACCAGTATCAAAGGCTTTATGGCGTGGTATGTCGGCAACATTTTAATGACCGGCACACTGATCGGAGAGCTGACTGCCGATATGGTCAATAAGCTCCAAGGGATCGAGACGGTCTGGAATGATGTGGGCGCCGCTACGTTCGATGCGGGTGCCTCGGCGGAAGCGGCTGCGAAAAAAATGAAACAGCTGGCCGACCAGACTGAGCGACTCACCGGTATCGCTGCGACCTATGCCAAGATCACCGAGTCGCAGCGCAAGAGCTCTTTAGCGGCGATGAGCACGCAGGAGCAGATCAACACTCTACTTGAGCGCGAGGTCGAAATCTACAACACGCAAGTCGCACCGGCTAAACAAGGCTCGAAACAGTGGAGCGAGGGCATGCTCGAACTCGAAAAGAGCCGCGTCGAGATCGATAAGCTGCTGATCAAACTGGCCGAAGAAGAGGCCAAGGTCAAAGAAGACGCGGCCAAAGCCGATGCCAACGCGGCCAAAGCCGATGCCAAAGCGACCGACGAAGCGACCAAAGCTGCCGCCAAAGCCGCCGAAGAAGCGGCCGAAGCGGGCTCGAGCGCCAACAGATTAAAAGCGTTAAACTTACAATTGCTCGAGGCACAGCTCGACGAGGAGGAGAAGCTGATCAAAGAAATCGAAGATCAGATCACGCTCGAAAGCATGGTCGGTCAGATCATGACCGATACCAATCTCGGCCGCAGAGAGGCGCTGAGTTTAGCGCAGGGCCTGTTGAATGTGAAAAAGGAGGAGTTACAGGTATCCACCGCCTTACTGCAAAGCGGCGCCTCTGGGATTAATTATAATGACATGTCTGAGAAGGAATTAAAATACCTACTTGATGACACTAAGGACGACATTTTTGAAAACAATCAGTCAAACTCTCTAGGAATCCGCGGGATCGCGACGAGCGGAATGATGCAGGCGATCGTCTATAATGTCGAGCAAGAGCTAGAACTGCGCCGCCAATACGAAAACACCTCTGCTGCGGGTCGCGATCTACTCTTTAACCCGTATCAACAGCAGCAGCTCGACCGTGTTACCACGCCGCAGACCGATAGCCAGCGGCAGACGCGCCTGCTCGAATCGATCGACGACTCACTCGCAATCCAAACCGCCCGTTACCCTCTCTATTAAATCATGGCTACTCACCACTCAGACGGCGACTTTACCGACGCCACCCCTACCGGCGCCGATGTGCGCCACATGCCTTTTTTGAACATTGGCAATCAATACAACTACATGATCGAGCGCTTCATCACGCAAAACATCGCGTCTAAAGCGGTGGTTCCGCTCGGCACGGCCGCGACCGCCGACGACGGTGGCAACTCTGACACCGGCGACAGCCTGTATCTGATCAACGAATCGCCACTCGATCAAGGACTCGCCGCGGTCGGTCAAGCCCGCTACTCGCGGCTATGGGCTCCCGAGTGGGCCGACATTACCGTGTATGATGGGCTAAGCTTTCCGCTGCCTGACTTTCGCGGCCTAACCTATCCAGGTATCACGTTTAATTATATAGAAAGCTTCCGGCGTCTCAATATTATCCAACAGTCGGCCGACGCCAACACGATAGTGCATGACCTATTAGACGGCACATTTACCTATACAGACCCCGATGGCGGCGGCACCACTGCGGCGCTTTCTACGACTGCGTCAGCTGGCACACTCCTCACCGCCCTACAAGCGGTCGATCCAAATGTAACCCAAGTAACTCAGCGCGAATACGGAATAGAGATTGAACGCACTTACGTGACCGCCACCGAAAATCCTGCCGTCGCCGGTGACATTGTGTTTACTGGTGTCAGCGGCGACCCGCAAATACACATCGTTACATTAACGGGCCAAGGCGTAGGGCAGGCATATTCTGAAGATACAATAGATTTATACCGCGGCACAATGAATGTAAATTTAGATAATCACGGCTTTAATAGTAACGACATTACATGTGTTAATACATTAGGTTCTTATCAATCGATAGTCACTGTGGTGGATGCCAATAATTTTAACGTAGCAAGGACGACTGCATCTTTAGCCATATCCTATGACGTAGACAAATTTTATCGCCTGCTCTACTGGTACACCCGCGCCAAGCAAGTGCGCTCGCGCTTTATTTTCAAGTTTTACATCCCTGGCGTCACGCCGGGCATCACCACCCCGGCCGATATACCCGAGCCTGTATTGATCGATCACGACTTTGCGTTACTAGAAGCGGTCGCCGTTAACACTGCCGAGATCACCATCGGCGCCACTAAACCCGTTATAATCTTTCCGGGGGTCTATCAAGTGCGCCTGACTAATGTCAGCGTCGCCGATCTGTACGACAACAGCTAACTTTTATGTCAAACGAACGCAGCGGGGGCGATCCCAACAGAGATTACAGCGCGCCTGTATCGAGTCCCCTCGATGCTTATAAGAAGACCAACCTGTTCGGCTCGGACGAGTTTCCGTATGAATACAAGAACAAGAACGCGAATGGGCTGTGGCGATACCAGTTCGATTATGGTATATACAGCGATAATAACAGGTTCCGCAAGGGCCGGAGCCAGTCTTATGCTTCGCCGGGGCAGCCCTTACCAGGTGGCGACTACAATGCCCTAGGGCAGGTCGTAACAGATGGCGGCTATTCAGCACCCAACTTCAACTCTGATACACTCTACTTTAACACCAATACCCCGGGACTAAACAAGTACAACCGCCTAGACGAATCGATGCTGGAGATGGCGTATGGTACGCAGACAGTTGACTCCTTCAGAGGCGGTCTAGCAAAGGCCATGCACTTCGCTTACAACACCCCGGGCGTGGTCTTTAAATATGGTCGCGAAGATGGGGGCATCCTCTACGACCTGCGCGAAAAGCATCGTGGCTACTACGAAGACGTCGAGGATGGCTTTACCCCCGAACGAACAAACTTTAATCAAGCCACCGTGACCCTAGCCGAGCTGGCCGCGCAGGTCAAAACCCTTAAGCGCGACCTTAAACGCGCAGGCATCCTTTGACACCCGCGCAAAAGTAAAGCGCTGACCACTTTCGGCGTATCCATTTTTAGCTTTTTAAATTATGCCAAACACTACACCAATCGAGGACGTCTGGGCCGAAAAAGGCAACCTTGCGTACAATGCAATCGTTGCCACTGCTGATGGTAAATACCCCGCCCTCGATGGCAGTCTAATCACCAACATCGCCGGCAGCGGCGACATGAGCGCCTCGGTATACGACCCGAACACCGTGGCCGCCGATGCCTTCGCGATGGATAACATGGCCGAAGGCTCCACCACTAAGATCCTGACCGCAACTGAGCGCAGCGAGATCGCCGCCAACACTTTAAAGACTGGCATCACCACAGCGCAGGCCGATGAGATCGCCGCCAACACTTTAAAGACTGGCATCACCACAGCGCAGGCCGATGAGATCGCCGCCAACACTTTAAAGA